GCAGGACGTGATGGAGAGAATCGCAGACACGCAGGCTGAGATTGTTCAGCTGCTCCGCGAGGTGGCGGCTCGGCCTCAGGCGGTCGTCAAGGCCCCGTCGCGGTGGGGCGGCAAGGAGGTCGCGATGGTTGTCGGGGCGTTCGGCGTGGCGCTCGCGTCGATCATCGCCGCCGTGCTAAACGGGAGCCGGGGGTTCTGACATGGCGGTCTCCACATTCGCGGTCGTCTATGGCGACATCCAGAGCCTGTACTTTCCCTCGAGCGCCGCGTTCTCTGGGAGCACCAAGCCCACCTCGACGAGCGTCACCACGATGATTTCGCAGTCGGCCGCGCGTGTAGCCGGCGCGCTCAAGGCCGTAGGGTTGAGCGCCGCGACGCTGTCAACAGACGCGGGGGCCACGTACCCAGCGGCCTACGCGAGCTGTCAGCACGTCATCATGATGGGTGCAGCCATCGCGGTCTATCGAGCGATGGCTGGACAGCTCCCGACCGGGCTGCTCGAGGAGTACGAGGCTTGGTTCACTCGGCTCTCGGAGCTCGGCGCCGAGGCGTTGGGCGACGCACCCACCCCCGACAATCTGCCGTTCCGTTCGCACGTGGTGACGGACGACCTCGACACGGGCGACGTTGAGGACTCCTCCGACGCTGTCCCTGAGTTCCGAGCGAGCGATCTGCTGTGACAGTCAAGGTCGAAATCAAGGGCATCGACAAGCTCGTGCCCCAGCTGCAGCGCCTCGGCAAGGCCGGCGAGGATGCGGCCGTCGCTGCTATCGCCGAGATGGGCCACGACATCGCCAAGGAGGCCACAAGGCGCGTGCCCGTGGTGACCGGCATTCTGCGCGGCTCGCTGCTGCTCGACACGCGCAAGCCTAAGGATTTGCGCCTTGAGTACCACGCCCCCTACGCGGTGTTCGTGCACGAGCGCCCCGAGGGCCGCGGATACAAGTGGCTGGCGCGCTCGGTCGCCGCGGTGCTGGGCGCCTCGCTGGAGAAAGCGCGCGGCCGCATTCGGCGAGCAGTGCAAACCCTTCGAGCCGATGCCTACCGCGCGCCCGCGAACCCCGCCCCCAAAGGCGGCGGAAGCGGCGGGGGTGGCCTGGCGTTTCTGAAGCGCATCAAGAAAAAGCGCTGATTTATGACGATTACCCTGAAAAATCTCGCGTCAGACCTGGTCTCTGCCCTCGACGGGCAGACGGTCGGAGGTGTCGTCCTGACGAGCGGGACGAATCTGTTCTACGCGTGGAGACCGCCGCAGATGCAGGGGCTAACCGTCCAGTTGTTCAACGACGATGCTCGTCGTCCAGAACCGTACCTGTCGCCGACCGCAGCTGCGATGTTCTACGCGCGCGCCCAAATCCTGGTGCGTTCGCCACCTGGGGAGGACGGGTTCACGCAGGGGGAGACGCTGGCCAGGGGGCTCATCGCGTTTTTCCAGCAGCGTTCCGTGAGCGGCTACGTCTCAGTCACCTCGCAGAATTCGGCGCCGCTCTACGCCACCGGGCCAGATGAGGCTAGCCAGCGGCACGTGTTCTCATGTAACGTCGAGGCGTCCTACTCCACCTAACGGGTGAACGTCAATGGCTGCTATCGCCGGTCACAGTACGAAGGTCAGCAACGCTCTCACCGACATCGCCGGCGACGAGCTCGACGGCATCAAGTCTATCGACTGGGGCGATGCCGCCGACCTGATCGACACCACGGATTTTGCGGACACGTCGGGCTCGCGGGTGCGCGGCCTGCTCGGTCTGCAGGACCTCACGGTCACCATCTCCGGTGACTACACTGGCGGCACCGCGCAGGCCAGGTTTTTCACGGTCAAGGCCGCGGGGACGCTGGTCTACGTGCGGTTCCTGCCGAACGGCACCGCAGGCTTCAAGGCGGCCTGCAAGGTCGAGTCGATCAAGTTGTCGTCCTCGATTGACGGCGCCGTGCAGGTCGAGTTCGTTCTCAAGTTGGCCTCGGGTGCGGTCGGGACGGTGTAGCCGTGACGGCCTACGTCGGGTTCACTAGCAGCATCAAGCTCAGCGGCACATCGACTGCGATGACCGCCGAGCCGTGCTCGTCGCTGACGTCGACCACCTATCGCGTGACGAGCGCGACCAAGCGGCACCTGGATCCGGCCGTTGCCATGATCGTCTACGACGGCGGCGTGGCTGTCGCGTTTGCCTCGGTAGCGGTGAACTGCGCCACCGGCATCATCACGTTCGATTCGCCGCCAGCTGGAGCAGTGACCATCGATGCGAACTACCTGCCCATGCTGAGCATGGCCGATGTGCGAGGCTTCGAGATCAACATCGGTGGGGAGTTGCTCGACTCGACGGTGATGGACACAGCCACCACCTCGCGCGCACGCATCCAGGGCCTGGTCGACGTGCGCGGGACGGTCGAGGGGCTCGACAACCTGCGCACGGACATTGACTCCGGCGGCGGCACTGTTGTGCCGTTCACGGATTTCCAGGCCGGCACCTACAAACTCCTGACCATCGCGCTCGGTTCTAGCGGCGCGTATTTCGCGGCGTTCGTGAAGTTCGACAACGTCAAGCTGGGGTCTACCCCCGAGGACCTGTTCAAAGCCGAGCTGTCATGGAGCTTGGCTGGGCACCCGGGAGTCACTAACGGCAGCGCCGCCAACGAGTCGCAGAGCTGGGGATTCAGCACGTCGTAAGAGGAGTACACAATGAGCGACCCACAGCAGGACGCGCGAGCGATCGCGCTGAGCACCAACCACGTCGTCCGCACCATCGAGTTCAAGGGCGCCAAGTTCGACGTGCGCGCCCCGACGTTGGGGGCCTCGCGGCGGGCAACACGGATGGCCACCGACCCCAAGACCAAGGAGACCGACGCCGTCCGGCTGATGGTGTTGCTGGTCATCGCCTGCACGTACCACCACGGCAGCGAGGACAAAGTCTACCAGGCAGCCGATGAGGATACGCTGCTCGACAGCCCTACGGTCCCCGGCACCATGCTGTACCTGGTGACGTCGGCCTTGCGCGAGATGTCCGAGACCCCGCCGGAGGTGGTCAAGCAGGATTTTTAGCGGACCCCGTAGAGCGCGCGCTATACGCCATCGCGCGCGAGCTCGGGGTGCTGCCCAGCGAACTAGCAGATCGACTCACGATTGTCGACCTGATACGGTGGTCGGCGGTATTCGACGAGGAGCGTAAGACCCTCGAGAAATCGGCGAGCCGTGGCAACCGTTGAGAACATCGCGGTACAGATTACCGCCAACGTCAAGGGCTTCCTCGACGCGCTCGAGAGCGCTGCCAAAGCGGTCAAGAAGTTCTCGCGCGACGTGACTCAGGCCGCTGGTGTGGTGGCGGCGCTGGGCGCGGCGGCTGTGCAGATGGCCCGAGCGTTCGACTCGGACGTCAACCGCGCTGTCCATCGTTCGCTCGACGGGCTGCAGGTACTAGCCAACAGTCTCGCGCGCGAACTCATCCCCATGCTCAATCGAGCGGGGGACGCGGTGCAGGGCCTGGTGATTTTTTGGCAGTCGCTCTCGCGGGAGCAGCGCGCGCTCGTCGCCGACACCATCGAGCTGGCCGCCAAGATCGCGCTCATCGCCGGGGCTACCTCGCAGGTGATGGAGCTCGTCGAGGCGTTCGCAGAGTTCGGTGCCGCACTCATCCCCATTCTCGGACCGTTGACCGCAGTAGCTGCGTCCGTTGTGGCTATCATCACGCTCGTCGGTGCCCTCAAGCGCGTAGGCACGTCGGTCGGCGACGTGTTCGCTGAATGGGGCAAGAGGCTCGCACCGGTGCTCGAGGGGGCGAAGACAGTCGTCGGCTTGGTGGCCGAGAAAACAGGTATCACGCAGGGCCTCAAGGACCTCAAGGCCTACGGCGCGCAGGCCGCCGCGAACGCTCCTGCGAGCGCGGCTGGTACGCTGCCTCATATCGTGGCGACGATGTTGTCGGAGATTCCGACCAGCGGCAAGGAGTTCGCCGAAGCAGCGTCGGCTGCGTCCGACGACCTCAAGACGTCATTCCTTACCGGCGCTGATGAGATCAAAGGCCTGTTCGGTGGCATCGGCGACAGCCTTGGGGGGTTGCTCGACAAGTTCAAGGCCAGCATG